CAATGTAAAGCGTGGCGCTGACCGCCTCCCGCACAAGCGGCTGAGAGGCATCGGCGTAAGTCGCGCCCAGCGATGAAATCTGCCCGTTGTTGCGGGCCACATACCAGGTGTTATCCAGCCGCGCCGCGCCCCGGATGCCCCAAGGGCCGTGCAACACGCCTTCCGACCGCTCGTGCCATTCGCGCGTGGCCAGATCGAACACCCATGCGGGCCGGTCTGCAAAGACAATGGCGCAGAATTTATGGCCGCGCGCCTCGTAGTGCAGGCATTGCAGCGGCTGGCTGTCGCGGATTGCGGAAACCACGCCCGGCATCGAGACAACCTCGAAATCGGAACCAGACGTGACCCGCACAAGGTCATCATCCCCGACCATGAAAGCGCCACCGTCGAACTTCGCCACCAGACCGAAAGCCTTAAGCCCGATGTCTTTTGTCGCCCCCTGCATCTGCGCAAAGGCTTCGGCCCCGGCCTGCCCGGTTTCATACCAGATTTCCGTTGACGCCGTGCCAAAGAGCCAAACCGCGCCGTTGATCGCCACCGCCCGCAGCAGGTCGTCGTCCCGCTCCGAAGCCGCCGCGAAATTCAGCCCCGGCAGGCTTTTCGGATTGGCCAGAGCCGACCATTCGAACAATTTCCCGCCGCGCTCGGTGATGATCGTATAGGCGCTGATATGCTCGACCGATCCGTGATCGGTGATCTGCCCGACTGCCGGGCTTGTCAGCGTCGTGCCATCCCAGACATAATAGGAACCGCCCGCCACGACGGTGACAAAGCCGTCATGGCCGGAAATCGTCGTTTCCGCGCTGTCCACAATCGCGCCCAGCGACGTGGCCGCACCGGGAGCAACCCGGTAGAATGCGCCGCCGCAGGCGGCATACATCACGCCGTCGATTGTCTCGATGGCCCGCATGAAGACTGACGGCAGGGTGACAAAATCCGCCATCCCAGGAACGCATTGCAGCACGGAGCGGGTTTTGCCGCCCGGCATCAGCGGTTCGCGGTAGCAGTTCAAGAGCCTGCCGCTATGCCCCGTCAGGTTGCGATCATCGCGCACCGAAGGACCGGCAAATTCCACGACCGGCATCAGAAATAGCCCGCCGCGTTGTAATCATCGGGGCCGTTGGTCCGGTCATCGGAGTTGATGACCGCCAGCAGCCGCAGCATCGCCCCGGCCCGCGACATGGGCGGCGCGACGGAATAATCTTGGGCCATTTCGCAGGCCAGCAGCGTCGTCAACGGCATGTAGACCGTTGCCGGAACGTCATCGTCAGGCCAGAGCAGCAGGCCCATCGCCGCGATTTCCGCGTAGACCCCGGCAAGAATGTCCGTGCCTTGCGCCAGATCGTCAGCCCCCGGCGCATCGTCCTTGGCAACCACGCCCAGACGGCGCAATGCGCGCGTAATCACGTCAAGGTTCGTTGCCATGATCCAGCCCCCGAAAAAGGATGGGGGCAGCCGAAGCCGCCCCCGCCGTTGTTATGCGTCAGCCGCAGCGCCGACGAAGCCCGTCACGACACCCCAGTCCTTGCCGGTGGAGCCGTAACGGATCTTGTCCACAGCGCGGATTTCCTGGAAGGCAACGCCGCGCTGGTAGCCGTAGTCATCCTCTTTCCGCACACGGAAGTCGGTGCGCTGCGCCCAGACCGTAGCCAGAGCCTGCGCGCCGCAGAGATAGACCGGCGCAACAACCGCGCCCCCCGTGCCGACAGCACCGATAGCGGCGATTTCAGGGATTTCCCGAATGATGACGCCGTCCCAGTAGATCGACGTGGTGCCGACGAACAGCGGGTTGTCGCGGCCCCGCTCCTGCGCGTCTTTCCATTCCGTGCCGATGTCGGTCTTCAGGTCACGGAAGGCGTTGGTGCCGACGAACATCATGTAGGTTTCGTTGTCGCCAGCGGTCTTCACCGGTCGGATGCCGTCGCCGTTGGCATTGACCGCCGTCTGGGCGATGCGCTTCATCAGCGACACAACCGCCTTCGACAGTTTCTGCGCCGCCGCAACGTTAAGCAGTGCGGTGGCGTGGGTTGCGTTGTAGTTCGATTTCAGGGTGCCGAACAGAACGCGGTCGGAGTTGAGCGCGGTCCAGGCGTTCTTGTTCGCCGCCGAAGCCGAAGCGTAGAGAACACCATCGACCTTGCCGAGGTTATTGATAATGTCGTTGCGCAGGTAGCGCATTTGCAGGTCTTTCAGGCCCATGCGCGCGGCTTCATAGATGTCGATGGCCGATGCCTGTTCTTCCAGGTTGTTGACCACGACACCGTCACGGATCACACCGACAGTGACTTTGTGGCCATCGTTCGGCAGCGCCTTTTCAGCGCCGACCAGCGTCACCGAGCCGGTGTTCGGGCCAGCCGAAGCATCCAGCGCACCCACCAGCGGAATGGTGATGGCATCGCCCGGCTTCTTGGTCAGGTCTTCCTTGACCTGGATGACCGCGTTTTCGGTCTTGCCCATGTAAGGGAAGAACCGGCTGTCGCGGATATAGGTGGAATGGTAGCTGTCAAGCCACTGTTGCGCCCGGATGGACGCGGTTACCGTAGTATTCGCCATGATCGGCACCTTTCAGGGTGTCAGAAGCCCTTGCGACTTCCGCCGAGCAGATCGTCAAGCGGGGTCGGCCCGCCCCATGCCGGGGTGGACGAGGCCAGATTGGGTTGACCGGCCAGCGAGGCCGGGGGCTGAACGCTGCGCGCTGCCGTTTCAGATTTCAGTTCCGCGAGAAGTTCGGCCTTGAGGCGGGCTTTGTAGGCTTCCGGGTCATCACCGATTTCAGCCTTGGCCTTTTCCGCCTTGTGCCATTTCGCCAGATCGCCCCAGGCATCCTTGCGGCCCCGGAATTGGTCGATCATGCCAGCCTGTTGCGCGGCTTCCAGCGCCTCGTTCACCAGATCATCGCCAAATTCCCGGCGCGCGAAACGCTCCGACATTTCCGCGATGGTGTTGGCCTGCGCTGCCTGCATCTGTTGCAGGAGAAACGCGCTGTGGGCCTCTGGATCGGCAATCGGGTCCGGCACAGGCTGCGCGTTGCGTTGTGCAAGCGCCTGTTCAAGCTGGTCAATCCGCGACACGGCGGCTTTCAGGGAGTTGATTTCGTTGCGCGCCTCTTTCAGCGCCGCCAACGGAACCAGTTGTTCCTCGACCTTGGCTTCCGGCTCGACTTCCGGCTTGGCTTCTTCTTGCGGTTGTTCCGCCTGTTCAATGGTCAGGGGCGGAAACAGTTCTTCGTCTGCCACGGCAGTTCCTTTCGATTTCGCTGAAGGATGCGAGCGCCCTTGCGTCGGCGGCACGTTCGCCCGGTAAACCCCGGCGGCGGGTATCTCAGATCAGGTCCGCCGCAATCACGTCGACGGCAAAACCTGTCGTAAATTCTTCGGCGGGGACACGATGCCCATTTCTGTGGCCGCGCAATTCCCACGCGAACAAGATGTCGTTTCGCTCGGGAAGCCCTTGCCACATCGGCACGTGTTCAAGAACAACCTTGACGACCAGCCCGTCAACGCCCAGCGCCGCCATGATGGGTTGCTCTGCGTCTGGCATCCTCTGCCATGCGTCACGTTGCGCCACACTCACCGCCCTAATAGCCGAGAGCGGCGCGCTGCGCGTCTATCGACGTTTTCTCAGCCTGAGCGATCTTCAAGACCGCTTCGGCATCGGTTTTCTTGGCCTTGGCGGCGGACTCCATGCCCATCGCCTGCGCTTGCGCCTGACCGGCCTGCTGTTGCTGCTGGCTCTGCTGCGTCAGCCGTTCGATCAGCCGGTCCTTCACATCGCGTTTCAGGCCGGGGGCCAGTTCAATCAGGATTTCCGGCGGCACCGCGCCCGGCAAGCTGGTGGCGATGTTCACCACTTGCTGGAACGTCTCGCCTTCCAGCGTCACGGTGTCCGGCACTTCCTCGATCAGAATGTCAACGTCGATCTCATCTACCGGGTTTTCCATGCCGATCTGCATCCCAAGGCGCGGGTCGCCCGGTTGCAATCCCATCTGCTGCGCGGCCTGCATGATCTGGTCTTCCGGCAGCCCTTGCAGGCGCTCTTGCAAGGTAATCGGGCGGTTGAAGCCGACGAACCTGATGTTGCGCTCGTCGTCCGTCACGCGGACCCACCGCTCATTGCGCCAGAATTGCCGGATCACGCCCCACATGCGGCGATAAATCCGGCGTTTGAAGTCGCTGAACGCATCGGTGAGCGGCGCAATCTCGATTAGCCCGCCCTGTTGCTGTGCCATGATGGCCCGGCCCGACTGCTGACCGGCTTCCTTGCCAGCAAGCCCGGAATTGGCCCCCATCAGGTCGATTTCGTTCTTCGCCTCTTGCAGCAGGTTGAATTGTCCCATCGTCTGGTCTGACGTTGGGATGATGTCGAATGGCCGCATCCCCATTTCGCGGGCCGCATCCATGATGACCGGATCGACCTCGACGTGACCGTCTGGCTTGGCCAGTTCCTGCTTCATGCCAGCGACAGACAGCGCGCCCTTGATCCCCATAGTCTGGCGGCTGTTCAACTGGTGCAGCAGCTTGGACCGGCGCTTGTTGATTTCGTCCTGCGGGTCCAGCATGTCGCGGACCACGCCGTAATGCCCGCCGTCGCGGTCGATATAGGCGCCTTGCAGCATCAACGGGCAAACAGACTGGCCATCCTCGTCGTAATACGGGCTTTCGCCGCGTTCCAGAATGCCGCCATGAACGAACTTGGCCCACGTCCAGATGCCACCCTCGCGGCACCAGATCAGCACCACGCGGACGCGCTGGCGGTCCTTGTCGCCCCACACGCGCCACTGCGGCACATCGTCAAATGCCTGTGTGACGCCTGAGACCTTGCCGATGGAGGCGTCAATCATCGCCGCTGCATCTTCGCCGGGGTATTGTTCCTTCAACTCATCCACGTCGCCCCAGATCACCGCGCCGAGATAGCGAGCATCGGAAAAGTCGGGCAGGCGCGAATGCGGGTCGTGAAACACGCGGTCATATGGATAGTGGTTGATGACCACGTCGGGATTTTCCCCGGCGCTGTGGACAACCTCGATTGCGCCGATGCCCTCGATCAGCAGGTTAGCCCATGCCGCAGAAGCCTTGCGGTCCAGATCGGCATTGTCGGCGGCATAGCGCAAGGCATCAGTGATGGCGTCCGCGCCCTGCTGGTGCTGCGGCGTCCGCGGGAACGCCTTCGGGTCGGTGCGCGACTGCATTTCCAGCCCGCGCAGCCAGTCGATCTTGCGGCGCACCCGGT